ATAGATATATTTGCTCTGGTTTCTTTAGAACACCGCAACATAGTCTTTATAAAACCACACACAGAAAATCAAATAACCATCATTGATGAACACATGAAGAATAATGATGCCGTAAGAAACCTGCTAGATATCCTAGAAAAAAATTAAATAAAAAACTTTATAAGTTATCTATATCAATGCAAATATTATCCTTTTGAGTTGCATGAATACCTAGTTTTAATAGATATTCAGCAACGCTATGAGGATCTTTTTTGTGATCTTTGCAAAAACCTAAAAAGTTTTTAACTAAATCTCTATCCATATAGACAGCCTTTCTACCATTCCTTTCTCTAAGGATTGGATCGTCAAAGTCTGCAAGATTCATATACACCTCTACATATTTTCGTAATAATCAATTAATTTATTCAGATACCACTTAGCTTTTTGTAAGTCTTGGATGTTTGCATCCTTGTACTTATGTCTATGTATGTATTTAATAATTGATCCTTCCAGATATGATGGAAACTGTGCGCCTAGTTGTTGTTTGATGTAATCAATACATTCAAGTCCGCCTTCATTATAATGTGGTGGATGGTTGACCATATCCTTCTTGGCTACATTCCATTCTTCTGGTGTTGCATTATCAATACTCATTAAAAACTCCCTTTTTTTTAAATAATTTTACCAAAATTAGCAAATATGGTTTATTATAAGCATATCTTGGAAAAATTGGGAATAATATGGAAATAAATAATAATAAAATCTTTGATATAGATAACACTATTGACACCGAAACTTTAGCTAAAAGATGGGGTGTAAGTAAAAAGACTATAGACAACAGAAGATCAAGGGGTGATGCACCACCTCATTGGAAAATTACAGGAAAGATATACTTTGATATCAATGATGTAATTGCTTGGGAACAAGCTCGTTATATTTCCAAAGATGCCAAGTAAACACGCTTTATTATCACCATCATCTGCGGACAAATGGACGATATGCCCAGCTATGCCTAGCGAAGCAGCAAAAGTACCATTTACTGCAAGCGTGCCAGCAGCTACAGGTACATTAATTCACCAGATGTCAGAGATATTAATGAAAGATATGTTAGATGGTGATATATCTTTAGAAGATTATTGGCTAGGTAAAACAGAAGCAATAGAAAACTTTGAGATAGAAATAGATCAAGAAATGATTGATTGTGCAAGAATCTATACAGAGTATGTAGAACAAAGAACAAAAGAATTAAACGGCAGACTATTAATAGAAGAAAAAGTAGAGATACCAGAAATCACACAAAGTTGCTGGGGTACAGCAGACGCAATAATACTAGCTAAAGACAAGATTGCAGTCATAGATTTAAAGTCTGGTAAATGGCAAGTCAGCCCTGAAAATAACAAACAGTTAATGATTTATGCGTTGGGTGCATTGACCAGATATGGCAACGCAGATACCGAAATGGAATTAACAATCGTCCAGCCAAGAGGAGTTAAAAGAGAAAAGGCTATAAAGACTTGGCATACAACCGCAGAATATTTGGTTGATTGGGCGTACGATTTTCTGAAACCACGAGCAGATGCTTGTATGGACGAAAACCCCGTGCATGTGTACGGGGATCACTGTAGATTCTGCAATGGTCGCAGTGTCTGCGAAACTTATAAACTTAGAAACGGAGAGAAAAATGTCTAAAGACAAATCTAAAGAAGTAAAAGAAGAATTAACCTTTACCTTTGATGAAAACGGCAAAGAATATAAGGTCAATGATCTTAGTGATGAAAATAAATTACTTTATAACAAAGTAGTTTTATGCAACAACCAAAGGAGAGATCTACTAAATCAAATTGGTAATCTTAACTTTGAAGTTGAGAAACTAGAATTGTTATCACAACACTATAGCAATCTATTAAAAGATGCTGTTGAAGGCGGTGATAAAGAAATAGAGGTTGTGCAATGAGTTTAGCGGATATCAGAAGTAAAGGTAAACAGAAACCGCCTAGGATTATTTTGTATGGCGGTGCAGGGATTGGTAAAACAACCTTTGCATCAAAGATGCCTAATCCAATTTTCATTCTTACAGAAGATGGAATGGGAACGATAGAAGCACCACAAACACCGCTTTGTACATCATTTGATGATGTTCTTGGTTACTTGCAAGATTTATTAGACGAAGATCACGAATATAAAACAGTTGTGGTTGATTCTATTGATTGGTTAGAGCCACTGATCTGGCAAAAAGCATGTGATGAAAATGGTTGGAAATCTATTGAGCAACCAGGCTACGGCAAAGGTTATGTAGAAGTATTAAAACATTGGCGACAATACTTAGATCTTTTAAATAATCTTAGAGAAAAGAAAAGTATGGTTACTCTACAAATAGGCCACCATCAAATCAAAAGGTTTGAATCTCCAGAGATAGAGCCGTATGACAGATTTGAGCCTAAACTTCACCGAAAAGCATGTGATGTTGTGATGGAGAACGCAGATTGCGTGTTCTTTGCAAATTATAAAATGGGTACTGTAAAGGTACAGGGCAAGGGCGGTATGTCTACAAAGGCAGTTGCAGGTGATGCAGTTGTTTATTGCAGAGAGAAACCAGCGTTCCTAGCCAAGAACAGATACGCATTACCAGATTCTTTACCTTTTGATTGGTCTGAAATTAGAAAGGCCATGATAGGAGAAAAGAAAGATGGCTAGACTAAATGAGATAGATAGACTAGATCAGTCTATGAACAGAGTAGTTAGCGTCATTAATAAATATGTTGATAGCATTGATGTTAATAACACTCAGCTACCTGATGAAACACTATATCGTTTAGTGGTCATCAAACAGGACTGCGGTGATCTTATTGATTACCTCAGAGATTATGAATCTTACGACTTAGGATAAGGAGAGAAAAATGGATCTAAGTAAATATGATTTTGAAAGTGGCGATCTAGGATCACACCTAGAGCCTGGAACATATACATTGCAATATGTTTCAGACGAAGAAATACAAGGTAGAAACGGCTGGGTTGCATTAAAAGTTCAATTCAAATGCGTTGAACAGCCTTGTCTGGTCTATCACACTTTTACAGTAGAGCATGATACGAGCGAAGCAGCCGTAAGCATTGGCTTACAATCGCTTGCCAATCTTGGAAAAGCTATGGGCTTTGATAAGATCAAGGATACAAGTGAGTTGGTTGGCTCGTTCGTGCGTGCAAATCTGGTGAAAGATGAGAAAGGTTATCTCGTCATTGATGACGGCAAGGGTAAGGGTTGGCAAAAAGCTAAGTCTGCTCCCGTCAAAAAAGAAGAAGTAAAAAACAATGGTGTTTCCCCAGAAGCAGACGCAGAAATACCATTTTAATGCTTTACGGAATGATAGGCCGTCATTGTGTGGCATCTGCTGTCAGCCAGTTGGCGGTCTATTGTTCTATCGTGATGAGAAGTGGTTTGGAGCGTGCAGTCGTGCGTGCCAAGCAAAACTAAAGGAAGGAAAAACGCTCGAACAAATGGCACAACTAAGTGAAAAAGGATTGGAATATGCGATCGTTCGTGCGAGGGAAAAATATATTAAATTAAATAAAGAAAGTAATGGGGAAACTATGAGTAAAGCATTGCACGAGTGGCAAGCAGAGCATAGGAGAGCATTATTTACTACGCTCGTGCGTGAATATCTTGATTATGCAATCGCACAAGCAAGGAATGGGGTAGATGGATCTAACGAAATATAGCGGTAAAGATGGATTGGTTGTTGATCCATCATTCTTATACAAAAAAAACAAAGGAAATGAGTCTGATCTTATTGCAGAAATGCAAGCGGTAGGTTTAAATGTTTCTTTTTTAAATACTAGCGGGGAACTCGTCCGAGTACCCGTAACAGCAACACAAGGAATAAGGCCAGACAAAGGAAATGAGAAATCAGGTTGGTATGTTATTAATACTTTTAATGATTACTTATATGCAACTTACGGAAATTGGAGAACGGGGGCGGAATACAAATGGTCATCTGTGGAGATCTCTACACTTGATCATAGAGAACGACAAAAGCTACAAGAAGCGTTAGCCAAAGGGAAAGAGGAAGCAGAGAAACAAAAAAAAGAAAGATATGAAGAAGTTGCAGAGGATTGTCAAAAAAGGTTTAAGTCGTATCCAGAAGCGATACACCACGATTATCTCAAAAATAAACAGATCAAAAGTTTTAATCTAAGAACGCATAACAACGCTCTGGTTGTTCCCATTTACAATACAGAGGGTAAAATACGATCTCTACAATATATCCAGACTGATGGACAAAAGAGGTTTGTTTCTTCTGGCGAAGTCAAAGGAAACATATTTTTAATCGGGGCGGATTACCGCAGTCTGGATATGCTCGATACTCTTATCATTACAGAAGGCATGGCTACAGGTGCTAGTATCTATCAGGCTACTAATTTACCAGTGGCATGTGTCTTTTCTGCTAACTTTGGTAAAGACGCT